ATCCGAGTAAGAAACAGTGTTACTTTATTGTGGATGACAACAAACTCATATTACAACGTTCATATTTTGGGACTATGTACCTTGCAAGGATGGTTGACGAAAATATCGACGATATCGTTGCGGATGTAATCTACATAGATGACGAATTTGAGTATGAGAAGAAACGGGGACGGACGGTCATCACTAAGCACAAACAGAAGCTAGAGAATGTCGACCGAAAGAATATAACAGCAGCATATTGTTCAATATATTATAAGGACGGCACCGAACGCACTACTATTATGAATCTCGACGAGATTAAGCAAGCCTGGAAGCAAAGTAAGATGAATCCGGTATATGAGGATGGAAATCTTAATCCTAAAAGTGTTCATGATAGATTCACCGTTGAAATGGCAAAAAAAACCGTAATCAACAGAGCTTGCAAGGTAATTATCAATTCCAGTAATGACAGTAACCTTATAATAAAGGCTTATCGGGAAACGAATGATGCTGTCGCCGAAGCTGAGACCGAAAAAGAAATAGCCGAAAACGCAAATCGTATTGTGATCGAGTTTGATGAATCTACAGGGGAAGTTATCGAAAACACCCCGCCCGAACAATCTGCACCCGAAGAAAATGCATCACCGCCACAGATTAATGAACAAGAGCAAAAAAATCTTTCGGATGCCCGTGCCGATCGCAGCACAGTAGGACTTCCTGTGCCACCGGAAGATGATGAATTGCCATAATGAAAAATAAATTTTGCAAGTGGGGGTGATTAGAGTGAAGATTGATATATTTGCAAGCGGATCGACCGGAAACTGCTACCAAATATCAGATAACAAAACATCATTATTGCTTGATGCCGGAATACCTTTACGGCAAATTCAAATACAAAGCGGATTTAAGTTAAACGATATATCCGGGTGCTTAATAAGTCATGAACACTCCTGACCGACCACTCCAAAGCTGTAAAAGACTTATCAAAGCAAGGAATCAACATTTATGCAAGTAAAGGAACACTGGATAAATGCAAAGTCACAGGACATCGCATTCATGCTGTAGAAAATAAAATAACATTTCAAATCGGTACATTCTCGATATATCCTTTTGATGTCAAGCATGATGCTGCAGATCCTTTCGGATATTTTATCCGAAGCAATAACACCGGGGAACGGCTGCTTTATGTTACTGACACCTACTATATAAAATATATGTTCCCCGGTGTTACCCATATTATGTGTGAATGCAATTATAGCATTGAAAAGCTAAACCAAAATGTTTCAGACGGAATGGTGCCTTATGAGTTGAAAAATCGTTTGTTGAAATCCCATATGAGCCTTGAACACCTATTGGATATGCTAAGGGCAAGCGATACAAGCAGAATTAAACAGATTTACCTCTTGCACTTGTCGGACACTAATAGCGATGAAGAATGGTTCAAGGAATCGGTGCAACGGTTCGTAGGATGTGAGGTATATGTTTGTTAATGGAAAGGGGACAATATGATTACAACCGCGAAAATCATAAAATATGTTGATGATTATCTGCTTCTCTTGCCAGATGAATCTATAAGCCGTAAAATATTTCAAACTCATGTGGGAAACGTTGAAATCCGGTTAAATGACGGACGTTCTATCAGTGCCGATCAGCGCAAAAAAATATTTGCCATTATCCGCGATATTGCATTATGGAATGGTGACGATCCTGAATTTATAAGACAATTCATGACGTGGGAATTTATATGCAAAAATAATTTAAAATGGTTCAGCCTTTCAGATGTGGACATGACAATTGCCAAAGAATTTATTAACCATCTTATAGAGTTTTGTTTCCTCTGGAATGTGCAAACAAGAGATACTATGTTGAACCACACAGACGATATCGGGAAATATCTTTACCATTGCTTAGAATATCGGAAATGCGCTATATGTAACGCTCACGCCGAGGTTCATCATGTAAATAGGATCGGAATGGGGGCAAATCGAGAAAAGGTTGTACATATTGGGATTGAAGCAATAGCTTTATGCCGGAAACATCATGATGAAGCACATTGGGGCGAAAGAGACTTGTTTAACAGGCATTACATTTACGGTATTAAATTGGATGATTATTTATGTAAATGCCTAAGCCTAAATTACAAAGCCGAGGAGGTGAGATTGATATTAAAGCTGCCCGAATAACAGTAGATTATAAAGAAAAAAAGATAATAATAGGGTAAGTAAGGCGGTGAACACATGCCAAGACCTAAAAAGAACGGACTTGAATATTTTCCACTTGATGTTGATTTTTTTAATGATATTAAAGTCAGGCGTATAAAAAAAGACTGCGGTGCTTCTTCGATTTCTGTACTTCTTTGCCTGCTGTGTAATATTTATCGTGATGATGGGTATTACATTGGTTGGAATGAAGATGTCGGTTTCGTCATTGCTGAAACTATTGGTGTGACAGAAGGTGCAGTACATGAAATTATAATAAAAGCGACGAACGTAGGATTTTTTAATAAAAATTTATTTGTTAAATATCAAATATTAACTTCAAGGGGAATACAAAAGCGATATGAAAATATTGTTAAAATATTAAATCGCAAGCAAAATAATATTCTCTCAAATTATAATTTACTTATAAACTCGGAGGAAACTGGGGTAAACTCGGAGGAAACTGGGGTAAACTCGGAGGAAACTGGGGTAAACTCGGAGGAAAGTACACAAAGTAAAGAAAAGAAAAAGAAATTTATAGAAGATACTAACGTATCTTCTTCCCGCGACAGCAAAGCTGCGGGGAAGCAAAAAATCAATTATGAACATGATAGCAAATATTATCAAGCTGCAAAATGGTTATCAGAACAAACTGTAGACAAGTCATCACGCACTATGAGGAAACCAACAGAGCCAAATTTGCAAAATTGGGCGGATATATTTAGGCTAATGAAAGAGCGCGACAAAATACCGTGGGGGGATATTCGGGAAACATTGTCCTGGGCAGTTAAAGATAGCTTTTGGCGGGAACAAATATTATCTGCCGGGAATTTTAGAAAACATTATAATCAGCTTGTAGCAAAAATGCAAAATCAAGGGGGTGATATTTTTGATGGATACAATAACGGAAATAATTCAAAAGGTAATACCGGCGGAGCAAATACCAACATACCTGAAAACTATGAAGGAAAGCTCGGAAATTACTTATGAAGAACATTTACATCGTAGTTGTAATCGTTTAAATTCAGAAAAGGGAAACCTTTCGGATTATGATTGCTTGAAATGCCTTAATCGCGGTGGAATATATATCGTCTCAAATCAAGAATTGACATTTAGAGAATGTGAGTGTAAAAAAATACGCAGCGATATTAAGCGATATAAAAATAGCGGGATTTCCGATTCGCTTAAATATTACACGTTCGAAAACTATGAAACCACTGATGTATGGCAATCAAAAACAAAAAATAACGCTATCCAATACGTTTTAGGCAATCAGGGAAAATGGTTTTATGCCGGAGGTCAGGTCGGATCAGGAAAAACACATATTTGCACAGCAATTGTCGGTAAATTCCTTGAATCCGGAAAATCAGCAAAATATATGTTATGGCGTGATAATGTTGTTCCGCTGAAAGCTAATGTTAATGATGTGGAAATATATGACAAGCTAATAAGTCCGCTTAAATCCGTTGATGTCCTATACATAGACGATTTATTTAAATCATCATATGACGATAAGGGTAATTACAAAAAACCTACCACAGGTGATTTGAATGTAGCATTCGAAATATTGAATTATAGATATGTCAATAAAAAACTGATAACAATTATATCTTGCGAATATTATATTGATGAATTAATTTGTATTGATGAAGCGATAGGAAGTCGAATATATGAGCGTTCAAAGGGGTTCACAAACAATATAAAACGCGATATATTGCGTAATTATCGGATTAATTAACATGTCTAGGTGGATTTCAAGAGAGGGGACTGCATAAATGTGTAATTATTGCAACCATGGTATATATTGGAAACCATTATTCCGTATAATTGAGAATTACCCATACGCTGAAATTGATAGATTTTTAGATTGCGAAGACTGCGAACACGATTATGGAGAGCAGGAGCCCCAAAATGAAGATAGTCCATGTCATGAATGCGATCGTCAGCCTTTCACGATGTATAACCAATTAGACATTACAATCGCTATAATGGGGAACAAATTAATGTTTGAGGATAAAACAAATAGCTATAACAAGCGATTCATAAGCATTAATAATTGCCCTATGTGTGGCAGGGCATTGGGCTAGCTCGATGTTAGCATGATCTTAGTAATTTGTAACCAAAACAACATAATATGATGAAACCCCCTTACCTGCGGCAACAGATAAGGGGGATGTACCCTGTCTGATAGTGATTGTAAAAACATTATACTACACACAGGGGGGTGTTGTCAAATGAAATATATTTGTCTCGCAAAAAAATGTATATGGCGTAAATATTGCGGCAATAAAGCCTTATGTTCCCGCAATCCCTGTCCCTATAAAATGATTCGATCAAATTTAAGAGAGGGGCGGAAGTAATGCGCAATTATCAAGCAAAAAAAAACAATCCTTATTATCTACCTACAATTCTTTACAAACGAATAATATACACGTTAAAAGATCATGAAAGAAGAAAATCAGATGATATTAATTTCGAAACAAACGCAATAAAAAGCGCAATGGATGAAATATTGGAAGAATATAAAAAAGGGATTATGGATAATATTCTTTATGATAAGCCATATCCTTTAGATGCAGACTATTCTACATATCGACGCCGGAAACAAAGGTTTATATATGATGTAGCAAGAAGATTGAATTTGATCGAAAATTGCCCCTCACGGGAAAAAAACATATGATAAAATAGTAAAATCAATAGATATATCGGGGAATAATATTGATGCGATATGCAAAAAAAGCAATTGCATTAGTTTAGTAAAAGGTGAGAGCATGATAAATGCGGGATGGATAGGATTCGATTGGGATAATACCTTGCGTAAAAAAGATGGTAAACCTATAAAGGCAATGGTAGAAGAAGCAAAAAGATTATTAAATTTAGGCTATGATGTACGATTATTTACAGCTTGCGCATATGATGCCACACCTTTGCAATATGAAAATATGCGAGATTGGTGTAAAAAATATCTCGGGAAACATATACCTATACAGGCACACAAAGACCATAATTTATTTTGCTTTTTCGATGATAAAGCGATAAGCATTGAAAAAGATACAGGTAGGATATTAGCAGGAAACATTAATATATGAGGAGTGAATAAAATGGCGGATATTTTAACCGGAACAATTATTACAGTTGATGGAAGCGAATTTAATGTTGAAGATAAAAGAAATAATATTCAACGTCTTTTGGATGAAAACCAAACAAGCATGGTAAACATATATGACGAAAGCATAGGCGAAGTATCTATCGCGATAGGTAAAATATCAGTAATACTATGGGATAATGAGAACCAATATTAAAGCCGCTAAAACAAATATCGAACTGATATATAGGTGATAATATGGCTAAAAAGCGAAGTGATATATACATTGAATCTAAAAAACGATATAAAAACGGAGAAAAGCTTATTAATATAGCGAGAGCCTTGGGGATTCCGGAAGGTACGATGCGGCGTTGGAAATTCGAAGATAATTGGGACGGAAAAAAGAAAACAGCTAATAATGTATCGAACGAACGAGCGGAAACATGGGCGAGCGAAAAAATGAGCGTTCGCAATGAAAAAATAGGAAGACCACAAAAAGAGATAGATATAAAAACATTTGAAAAATTGTGTGGGCTCCAATGCACCATAACTGAAATGTGTTCGTTCTTTGATTGTGATGACATGACACTTAGTAAATGGTGCAAACGCACCTATAATATGAGATTTTCGGAAATATTTGCCATAAAAAGAGGAAGCGGTCAAATTAGTTTGCGCCGAACACAATTTAGATTGGCAGAAAAAAACGCCGCAATGGCGATATTCTTAGGAAAGCAATATTTAAATCAACGCGATAATAACGATCAAAATATGGGTATGACATCAAATATTAATTTTATCGGATTTGATAAAATTGAGGAAGAATAAATGACGAAAGAATCTTTTCAGCATCAAGCTATTAATTGCGAAAGATGCACCCATGATCCGATGATTGAAATAAATACAAATATTACCAGTATTATAGGTAAGGGATATTCAGGATTTTGGAATAATAGGAGCCGATATCGTATAAATAAAGGCGGAAGAGCAAGCAAAAAGTCCTGTAATGTCGCTATATGGTTTGTAATATTCATAATGGGATATTGGCATACATACGGACTAAAGCCGAATTTGCTTGTTTTACGGCGATATTATAATACGCACAAGAATAGCACAAGGGCTCAATTGGTTTGGGCTATATACAGATTAGGCATAGAACGCTTTTGGCGAATACCTAAAGGTGATAATAACCTTGTATATATACCTTCGGGACAACAAATTATATTTAAAGGTTTAGACGACCCGCAAAGTATAACATCAATAACCGTAGCAAACGGACATTTGTGCTGGGTTTGGTGGGAAGAAGCCTATCAAGTAAACAATGAAGACGATTTCAATAAGATTGATTTATCGATAAGGGGCAGATTACCCGCTCCATTATTTTACCAACATACATTAACCCTTAATCCATGGTCAGACCAACACTGGATCAAACGTCGGTTTTTCGATAAACTAAATGAAAACGATAAGCCTATTAAAGAGGATGTATATACAATGACATCCACATATTTACAAAATGAGTTTTTAGATGCCGCAACTATAAACACATTTGAGATAATGAAAACGGTAAGTCCAAAACGTTATAAAATTGAAGGACTTGGAGAATGGGGTATATCTGAGGGTCTTATATATGAAAACTGGTCAAGCAACGAATGGTTTGATATTGATCTAATAAGGGAGCAGACAAAAGGATATTATGGGCTTGATTTCGGTTATACCGATCCAACCGCTTTCGTAGAAATAAGGCATAAAAAATGTGAATATGTTTTATATATAGTTTCTGAATTCTATGAAACGACCATGAGTAATAAACGTATTGTCGATAGATTACAAAAATATAGCAAATGCAAAATAATAGCGGATAGCGCAGAACCGCGTACAATCAACGAATTAAAATCATCGGGACTATATGGAATTACCGGCTCGGCTAAAGGGCGTGGAAGCAGACTAGCGGGCATACAAAAATTGCAAGATTATAAATTAATTGTTCATCCGTCTTGCACAAACACTATTGCAGCATTGAATAATTATGCGTGGAAAACAGACAAGCAAACAGGCAAAGCATTAAATGAACCGGAACACGATTTCTCACATATACCGGATGCTATGAGATATGCAACCGAGGATTTGAATAAAATAGGATTGGAGTTTGCTTAAATATGAATTTTACTGAAACAGATCTAATTAATGCGCAGATTGATTATTTCGGACGAGGGCGTACAAATAAAGACATAGCGCAATCTATATTAAACGATTGGCGCAATAGCAAAACCCTAAATGATATGATAGATGCGGAAGAATATTATATGTGCCGCAATACGACAATATCTGATAAAAAGAGAGATATTCCGTCAAACGATAAGTTGTCAAACACCCGTATACCCTCCGGACATTTGCGGAGCAACGTATTACAAAAAATAAATTATTCATTAGGTAAACCTTTTTTATTGAGCGTAGAAGCTCCGGACGACAATGATGAATTGAAGCAAATCTATATTGATGAATGGAACAAATATTTAACACCGGAAGTCCGCTCCACCTTAAAACGAATTGCAAAAGAAGCCATCAATAAGGGAATTGGTTGGGCATATGTAACCATAGAGGACGGAGAACTAAAAATTATCGATAATGTCTCTAATGAAATATACCCTGCGTGGACAGATAGGGCACACAAGGAACTGGATGTTATCGTCCGAGATTATATACAAATTGAATATACAAATAATAAACGTAATGAAATTAAAAAGGTTGAATATTGGGATAAAGATATTGTTGAAACATATACAGATAACGGTAATTTAATACCTGTAAGCATAAATCCGCACATGGAATACGGCGGAAAAGATATATCATGGAACAAATTACCGTTTGTTGCGTTAAAGGGTAATGATGATGAACTTCCATTGCTTAATGTTATTCGCCAGCTGATAGATGCTTATGATGCGTTACAAAGTAAGACCGTTGATGCGTTGCTTGACGATATTGATCCGGTGTTAGCGATAGAGGGTATGTCCCCCGATATAGAGGATATTACTAAAGCTAGGAGATTAGTAAAGAATTCGCGGGTTATGACTGTAGAAAAAGAAGGTAGCGTATATTATGTTCAATCCAATACCGATACTACATCCATACAGCAAATATTGGAATTTCTTAAAAAAAATATGCGCGAAGACGGACAATCAGTAGATTCGCAGGACATTAAATTTGGAAGCAACCCATCAGGGGTTGCGCTAAAGTCGATGTATCAGGACATCGACATATATACTAACGGATTTGAGGTTGAAATAGAAGTCTTCTGGCAGAATATCAAATATTTTTTTGATATATGGCTTGAATTTCGCGGGATAGGAACATCCGATTTGTGGGACAAATACAAAATATCGCTTACACTTGACCGTGATATGATGATAAATGAAAGTGCGATTATTGATGATACCGTTAAATTAATGCAAACAGGTGTATCACAAGAAACCATCGATTTGTATAACCCTGCCGTCGAAAGCCCTCAAATAGAGAATGCACGCCGGGAAGCAGAACGGGAAGCAGATATAAAACAACAACAAAACCATAATGATCTCTTTAAATTTATAAACGAATCCAATAAAATGGATGATGACTTAGAAGAAGCGATTTAATAATGAGCAAAAACATTTTAGGTAACGATGAATATTGGGTAAAACGTGCGACAAGAATAGTCGAAGCGGGTGAGAATAATGCGCTCGATATGCTCAAAAAACTTCGCACAACATATATTGATGCCAAAAAGACTATACAAAAAGAAATAGAAGCATTCCATGGCAGATATGCAAAGGAAACAGGGATAACACTAACCGATGTTAATAAACGTCTCAATAAAAGCCAGTTGAATTCAGCCCAAGAAGATATCGAACGCTACAACCGCGAAATAAAAAGGCTTGGTTGGGATGATCCGCAATATCAGCATTACCTAAGAAATCTATCATCCAGAGCATATATGTCAAGGCTCGAAGAATTGCAATTAAATATCCGGCATGAGATAGAAACCTTAAACGGCAATATAAATGACAGTTTTACCGATGGAATGCGCAATACCTTTGTTGATACATATTATCACGAAAATTTCAATATTCAACAAGGGTTCGGGCTCTCAATGCCATTTGCAAAATTAAATACAAAAATGATTAATACAGCGATCAATCAAAAATGGGTAGGCGATAATTACAGCGGGCGTTTATGGACGCATAAGAACAGGCTGTTGGATTCATTAAACATAACATTTCTTCAGGGAATAGCATTAGGACATAATCCTCAAAAAATAGCGAGAACCATGACGAAGGAATTAGACACCAATTATAATAATGTGGTACGACTGGCACGGACGGAATTCATAAACATCGCTAATCAGGCAGATCTAAAAACATACGATCAATACGGTTTCATAAAGCAATATCAATATTTGGCAGTCCTCGATCACAGGACAAGCGATATATGTTCAGACTTGGACGGAGAGATATTCCCGGTAAGCGAAGCAAAAACAGGTATTAACTATCCACCGGCACACCCGAATTGCCGATCTACTACAACTGCATACTTTCCACCGGATGAAATAGACGAAATATACGGGAGGGGAGAAAGGCTTGCCACAGATCCGGTAACAGGAAACAGATATTATATCCCTGCGGATATGACGTATAAACAATGGCGGCAGAGCTTGACCGAAAACCAGGAAGAACATTTGATCAAAAGACAAACAATGCAAAGTCAACGCTCCGCCGATAAAAAACAGTACAATGACTACAAAGAAGCTATCGGAAAACAAAATATGCCTAAATCATTTGACAAATTCCAAGAAATGAAGTATCATAATATAAAGGAATGGGATAGCCTAAAGGATTACAAGCTATCTGTAACGAATGGGAATATATCACCCCTTGTTTCTTTTGATGATTATCAAAATTCTAAGGAGATATTTAATAAAGAATTAATAGGCTTGAAAACGTCTACGAGAATTGAAATTAAAAGTTATTCAAAACATTTTATTGAAAGATATTTCGGAGGACGAAAACAATATATATATGGAATAAATTCATCTGATGACTACTACCGCAGTGGAGTTGAATTGAAGTCGATTATTAGTGCCTTGACATCTGATAATAATCCAATACATAGATTTAATAAAAACAATACAGAAAGCTTAGTATACAAAGGATTAAAAGCGAAAGTATCTATAAATCCGATAACTGGAAATATAATTCAAACAAATCCGAGAGGTAAAGAAAAATGATTATAATAAAAGATGATCAAAAAATTATATTAAATAAATATGTGCCTGATTATGAAGAATATTTAAATAAAGACGTTGATGATTTACTTGATATTCTTGACGAAGTTATGTTAGATTCTTTGATTGATGAAGAAGTGGGACCGGAAACATCAATCATATCAAATCTTTATGATCAAATATATATGCAAAATTAAAAATAAAATAATATTAAAATCCATCCTTTTAACCGGGTGGATTTTTTATTTTAAAAATAAAATGTTGCCCCTCACGGGAAAAAAATATATGTTATGGTATTGAAAACAAGCTATAAAATATCGGTCTTTTGTGCAGACCTATAAACGCACAAACGCTTGAATATCGGTAGTACTCCGATGTTAAAACAAAAAATCGACAAGCGTTGAAAGGATATAACATGGAATTTTTGAAAAATGTATTGGGCGATGAGCTTTATGGACAAGTTTCTGAAAAACTGAAAGAAAGCAAAATAAAGCTTGCGGATCTATCAAGCGGCGAGTATGTAGGCATGGGTAAATTTAAGGCGATGGAGATGGAACGCAACGAATCCAAGGCAAGCCTTGAAGAAGCCAATAAAGCAATCGAGGGATTTAAAGCAATGGACATTGACGGAATAAAAAAGGCGGCAGATGAATGGAAGACAAAGTTTGAAAAAGCTGAAAAAGATGCCGCCGGCAAAATTGATTCATTGAACTTTGAATATAGTCTCGATAAAGCTCTTCTGGGTCATAAAGTAAAAGACATCGATATGTTTAAGGTAAAGTTGAACCGCGATAAGCTTAAACGCAAAGATAACACTATAGAAGGGCTTAATGAACAAATAGAAGAATTAAAAAAATCTCATTCGTTTATATTCGATATCGAATCCGATTCCCCACCTGATCCGAAGCCAAAGCCGCCAATACTACCAACCGGCACAAAATTTTTACAACCGAAAGAAAAAAACACACCACCGTCGCCGAACGACCCATTCGTAGATGGGTTTGACGAAAAATAAAAAACAGGAGTTGATTAAATGGCAATCAATTTTGCTGAAAAATACAGCAATAAGGTCGATGAACGTTTCACACATGCATCTTTTACAGAAGCGGCATTTAACCGTGATTATGATTTTTCAGGGGTAAATACCGTCAATGTATATAGCATACCTACTGCACCCATGAACGATTACACCATGACCGGAAATAATCGTTATGGTACACCAAACGAACTGGGCGATTCCACGCAAGCATTGACATTAACACAAGATCGGGCATTTACATTTACTATAGATCGCCGTAATTACGAAGACACCATGATGGTAAAAGAAAGCGGAAGAGCATTAAGACGACAATTAGACGAAGTGACTATACCTGAAGTAGACACCTACCGAGTAGGAAAATTAGCGGCGGGAGCCGGAAGTTCCGGCACCGGTGCTATAGCATCTAATAACGCATATGATAGTTTTCTCCGTGGCGTAACAACATTACTTGATAACAAAGCACCTTTAGCCGGAACATTTGCATTTATAGGCAATAATTTTTACAGATATATAAGACAAGACCTGTCCTTTATGAAAGCATCCGATACCGCCCAAAATATGCTTGTTACCGGACAAGTGGGCACGATTGAAAATATACCGCTCATATTTGTGCCTACCTTATATATGCCGACAGGTACAGAATTTATTATCACTAACAAGATTGCGGCATGGGCAGCGCAAAAATTGGCTGAGTACAAGATACATGATAATCCGCCCGGAATAAACGGATGGCTCATTGAGGGACGTGTGTATCATGATTGCGGCATACTCAACAATAAAAATAAGGCTATATATGTTCATAGAGCATCTTAGGAGTGAAATATTATGGTACTTACTAAAAACGGGACAATATGCAACCTGACAAATGAGATACATATATCAGCGTATCTCAATTCAGGGTGGAAAGTAGTTGATGATATGGCATTGTCGGAATATAACGCAAAGATAGTGCGTGAAGATTCGATAAAAAAACAATTGGATACCACATCCGGAAATAATGATGAAGTCCTGGATGCAGATATGGAAGTGTATGATAGCACATCACATATTCAGGAGCTTAAGGATGTCTCCGAAAAGATATCAGATGCTGACAAATTGCGTGGCTCAAAAGGGAGTAAAAAAGGCAATGGAACAAAAGGATAGGATCCTTGAAATTGTGAAAATGCTTCCTCCTAAAATTGAGGGCGGCGAGAATGACGATATTTTAAATATATATATTGATATGGTTACACAAACCGTCCTCAATTATTGTAACCGCAATGATATTCCTGATGCTCTAATATTCGTTATAGCCCGAATGGTACGGGATGAATACAATAAGGCGTTTAATGTTGGGGAATTTGAATTAAATTCTGATGATGTTTCCAGCGTATCCGAAGATGGTCGAACCGTATCATTTAATACCAAGAAACAAGATGCGGCATTAAATTCTATACATGAAAACAAAATTACCAATAGACAGGAATTAAATAAATATAGGCTGCTTTATAGACAATAGCCATTAAAGGTAGTGCGATATATGGGTTTTAATTTTGGTAAAATCGGCAATGTTATTACTGCCGTAATGAATACGGATAAAATGGATATTGGTAGGCGTATGGAAATCATAAACCCTGATGGAAGCACAGGTCAAACAGAACCAACAGATCCATTTATTATTGATGTTCCTTGCCATATAGCATTTAATAAAGCTGACAACCCTAACGCCACAGCACGGGATGTAAACCCTGTAATTGTAAGTTTAACTGTGCATTGCGATTTAAATGTTGATATTGAAAACGGTGATTTTGTATATGCCCACAAATGCAATAATGACGGAAACGTATTGCAGACATATATGGGACAGGTAGGCTTCCCCACAGTATCACAAGCACGGAAGAGCGTACAAATGGCTATGGGGTTAAATGTATGAGCAAAGAATTAGAAATTAGCGAATATGAAGATTATATTAAGCGGTTTGACAATATGCGGCAAAGATTTGATTTGTTTTTGCAAGATTTTCTTATTGATATGGCAGAACGTGTTATAGATAGAACAAAAAAGCGTACGCCGGTTGGTACGCCTGAAAGCACAGGGATTCCGGGATATGTGGGTGGTTCATTGCGGGGAGCTTGGCAGTTAGGCGATATTACAAAAAAGAGTGATACCTTAGAAGTTGAAATATTAAACGGTATGGAATATGCGACATTTATAGAATACGGACATCGTATAACATCAGGCGGGATAACTATTGGATGGCGTGAAGGACGTTTTATGTTAACTATTTCAACAGATGAGGTTAGGAAACAAATGCCTTTAAGGTTTGAAAAAGCAGTAAAACAATTTATGTCAACCTACAGGGTGGGCGAATAATGGCAGCTATAATTACAGGGGAAACCATAAAATCCGCCGTTGGTATGGAAATTATGAGGGCATTTCCCGGAATTACATGGTATAAAGAAGCAAACATTATAAATCCGCGCTTTCCGCATTTCTTTGTACAGCAGTTAACATTAAGCAAGGTGCAGGAACGACATAATAGATGGTGGCTGGAATATCTTATGACTATACGTTATAGGCAAGTATCAGATCCCACTACATCAAGTACAATACAGGAATTGCTTGACGGTGTTGGCTTGGATTTGCTTGATGAATTACAAAGGATTACGGTTGGCAACTTACGCGTGCCAATTCGTGAGCTTAGATATGAAAAGGTTGATGGCGTATTACACGCTTTCGGTAATATACGGTTGCAAGTCACAAAACCGCAAGCGGAATACGCAAAAATGAATGAGTTGGAACTTACAAAAACATTACATAACTAAAGGAGGTTTTCACATTGGCGGGCGGGAAATATGTAGTACAAAACAAAGTTCGACCGGGAGCATACATCAATTTCAAATCCGTACCAAAGCCCCAGATGGAATTATCGGATAGGGGTATTACAGCCATGCCCCTCGAATTGAATTGGGGTGCAGAGGGCGAATTAATTGATGTATATAGCGAAGACTTACGAACAGGCACAGCATACCAAAAAACAGGTTTAACCGTAGTAATGCCAGAAGCAAAGGTGTTACGGGGAGCGTTAAGCTATTGTTTTTTAGCGAGGGTATTCAGGTTGAATAAAGGCGGTGTAAAAGCAACCGCATCATTAACAGGGTTAACTGTTACAGCGTTACATTCAGGCACACTTGGCAATGATATCATAATTAGGATAACAGCGGATGGGTTATTGTTTGATGTTGAAACCTATGTTGCGGGCGTACAACGCGATATACAACGTGTAGCAGAACTTAGCGAACTTGAAGCAAACCATTATGTAGATTTTAGTGGTACTGGTAACATAACCGCCACGGCAGGACTTAATCTTACAGGCGGCACAAACGGTACAGTTACAGAAGCTACAGCATATGAAGAATTTTTCAAACTACTCAAAACAAGCCGATTCCAAACAATAGGTGTGCCAACCGCATCGCAGATCATTAAAGCAAACACATTCGGGTTTGTCGAGGATATGCGGGATAATGAGGGACGTTATATACAAGCCGTAGTAAATAATTACAATCCCGATTATGAGGGAGTTATTAATTTTAGCGGTGACGGGGCAATAATTGACGGCGAAGCATTCAATGGTGGTGATATGGCGGTCGTAATTGCAGGTATTACAGCAGGCAGCGAAATATATGAAAGTAATACAGGAAGGGTTATATTGGGCGGAGAGCGTGTTATTGGCTTAAAATCAAACAGCGAAATAGTTGAAGCCTTAAAAAACGGAGAAATGGTTTTAAGTACACAGCAAAGCGGAACAGTCCAAATCGAACAAGACATAAATTCTCTGCACACGTTTATACCCGAAAAAAATTATGCTTTTAGCAAAAACCGCATAATCAGAACCATTGACGGTATAGGTGAAGCCGTGAACAATGCTTGGGATAGCAACTTTAAAGGTAAGGTAAATAATAACGATGACGGACGATCACTATTTGCGGATAGCGTAGCGTTGTTGCTGACCACAATGCAAAACTTGGGGGCAATACAAAACTTTACACCCGCCGACGTTACTGTAGATAGAGGAGATGCCATTGACGCGGTTGTTTGCACAATAGCAATACAACCTGTTGATAGCATGGAAAAATTATATATGACCGTATTTTTGGAAACATAATGGAAGGAGCATATTAAAATGAGTGTATTGTTAGCGCAAGATGTAATTTCGGGTCAGGATGGTTGGGTCTACGCAACAGACAATAGGGGAAACGTTGTGCATTGCGGCGATATAAAATCCATATCCGCTACAATAACCCGAAATAAAGTTGAGATTCGAACCCTTAATTACAATGCCGCAGGCACATCAAGAGTAAAAGGGCGGCAACAAAAAGTTGTTGACTGGTCTGGTGCGGGTACAGTTACAATGTACCATTTATCACCGTTTTGGATCGGGCAAATTAATAACTATATACAAACAGGCAAAGATTGGTATTTTACAATGCAGGTTATTAATGATGATCCCGGATCTAACGTAGGTAAACAACGTATTACATTAACAGAATGCAATATGGATAATATCGAAATTGCAAAGCTTGATGTCAATGCCGACACACTTGAAAGCACGTTTAATTTTACGTTTAGCGGCGTAATGCCATCTGATCCATCATTTACATTTAATGAAATCACAGGCGTAAATAGTGTGACAGGCGAAAGACTGGATTAAAATAAACATAAAATTATGGGGAGATATAGTTATGGCAACAAAGATAAAAGATGCAAATATTGTGCAACCCGAAGATGAAATGTCGGAATATGATAAGGATTTGACCATCGATGATTTTCTAGCCGCTCCCGCCGATTTAAAGGCATTGACCAAAAAAGTAATTATACCGCGGATGAATGGATCTATTACTGTTGAAGCAATGACCGATGAAGAATTTAAACGTTACCAAAACAGGGCAAAAAATGTAAGCAAAAAGGGTAAAGTTGATTTTGATTTTGGCAAACTTGTAAACATGGTTGCGGTAAATCACATTGTAAAGCCGAATATCAAAAGTGTTGAGTTCTTGGAAAGATTCGGTTATGCAACACCAGATGAATTTGTAACAAATAGGCTTTTACCCGGCGAAATACAAGAAATATATAAGGCTGTAAACGAATTGAGCGGGTTCGATGTGGATCTGGAAGATTTGATCGCAAAAGCAAAAAAGTAATAAAGGGTGACGGGTTAGCTTCATATTGTATGTACGCGGTATTAGAGCTGCACTATAAACCGAGTGAGTTTCATCAGTTACCCAAAGGCGAAAAAGCTTTATTGATTGCTATGATTGATTTAAGACTTGAAGCCGAAGAAGCAGAACGACGTAAACACAAAAAATAAGGTAAGGGGGGCATTTTACATATGGCAAGTATTAGTATGGCGTTTGCACTGGAAGATAAAATGTCCCGTACACTATACAGCATTACAAATGCGCTTGGCAGCACATTATCTGCAATGCGTTCGGTACAATCTAATCCGCTCGGACCCGAATTTGCACAAGCGGCAGCTGATATTAAATTAGCAGAAAATACTATAAACGAATTTAATGACGAATTAAAAAAAGTGCCTGAAAACACCCAAAAAGCTGGTGATGGCTTCACAGCCATGAAAGGGGTGGCAACCCACGCCATAATGGGTATTGCTAATATGGTTCGCGACCAATTGGGGGGAGCGTTTGACCGTATAGATACAATGGAACGTTTTAACCGCACAATGACGGCTCTGACAGGCGATGCCGCTTTAGCAAAAGGGGCATTGGATGATTTGCGGGAAACAGTAACAGACACAGCTTACGGTTTAGATGTAGCATCAAAGGCAACGCAGATGTTCGTAACGAGCGGGATGGATATTGACAAAGCGACCGGTGTTGTTAAGGATATGGCAAATGCAGTATCCTTTTACGGCGAGGGCACAAACGCAGCTTTACAACAAACTACTAACGCCCTTTCCGATATCTATACAGAGGGGACTGTTACAGCAGCAAAAATCCGCAGTTTGACACTTGCGGGAATACCCGTTTATAAGATGTATTCAGAAGCTGTCGGAAGAAGTGTTGCAGATATCAAGAGTGATTTTAAATATGGTGAAATAGGGGCGGAAGAATTCGTTTTCACCTTAACAAACGCTATGCAAAATGGTACAGAATCATTCGCGAGTTTAGAAAACGCCGCTAAAGAAGCGGGTGCAAGCTGGGCGGGCACTTTCGATAATATGAATACCGCTATTACGCGCGGATTGGTAAATATGCTTGAAATATTTGATGATACATTGGAAAAAATGGGGTTGCCAACGTTAAGAGAGTTTATCACACAATTTGGCAAAGACATTGAAGCGACCCTTATATTTATTGGTGAAAATTTTGAAATGCTAGCTTTTACTGTTGGGACTGTGGTAGCAATCAAACTACATTCGCAAATAGTATCATTAATAATACAATTAGGTAGTTTAGAAGCAGCCATGACAAAAGTAATGAGTTCAGCCGGAATAATGTTCGCTGCTTTTGGACTAGGATATATCCTAATGAAAAACAACGACCCCATAATAAAAGCTGTAGGTGCATCATTAACAGTGTTAGCGGGAGCTTTGGCAATCGCAAAAGCAATGATGTGGCTGTTTAATGTTTCGGTGTATGCTAATCCAATATTTATCGGGGCGACTGTAACGGCAATGGCGTTAGCATCGATAGCTGTTGTGCAATTTGCGGATCATATTGATGGCGCAACCAATTCTGTTGAGGATTTGACGACCTCAATTGGTGATATGCAAAGTACAATGGATAAAATCAATATAAAAAGTGTTGATGAAATTAAAAAAGGTGCTGAAAGTGCAGGCGGTGAATGGGTTCAACAAGATTTACAAGTACAGGGATATATAAAGACATTGCAAGATTTAGAAAATCAAAATATATATACAGAAGGTGAGCAACAACAATTAAATGCTGCGGTTAATGGATTAAACCAACTATTACCCGGTATAACCCAATATTTAATAAATGAAAACGGTCAATTGGCTATACAATGGGGCGTTGTGAATGATTTAACCACAGCATATCATAATCTAGCACAAGCAAAAGCACAAGCGGCGGTTAAAGAAAAAATAATGTCGGATATATATGAACAACAATATGACTTTATTAAAAAATATGATCCTATATCATATAACTTACAAACAGCGAAAGCAAATGCACAATTACAAGCCGAGGAAGATATTAAAAAGGCAAAAGAATCTTTCATCTCCACAGATGAAAGAAAGTGGGGTCTTGAAGCAGCGAAAGTATTTTGGGGAACAGCAGCATATATGTTACCAGATGACTTTTGGGAATGGATATATCCAGAACCTGAAAAATGGAATACGATAGCAGATTCTAGTATATTACAAGCAGGCAAACAACAGCAAGAAGATATAAAAAATATAAATGCAGGAATAAATGAACTTGATAATATTTCCAAATTGTGGGGCGAAAATAAAGCCATGCAAGATAATATGCTAAATGAAATAGAGAGATATTTGCCTGATATTAATAAATATTTAAATAATATGGCAACCGAAGACAAAATCCGCCCTGTACGAGTAACCAATAAACTTGATATAAAAGAGGAGAGCATAAAATTATTACATGATGTATCGACCCGCGGCTATAGGCTTAATTTCCAAAGGCTGGAACCCACCCTTAATCTAACCGCAACAATACACGAAACCGCAGACAGCGATGATGTAATTAACCGTATGGCAGATGGGTTAACGGAATTTTCCAATACGGCTTTAGCAAGAGGTTGATCGATGAATATATATTTTGAACAAAGAAACGAAATATTGCGCTTAAGTGTAAATCCCGAAGCAATAACCGTTGTAAGAGAAAACGATAATAAAGAGGTAAACATACTTGCAATAGGCGAAGTAAGGATCCCGGGAAAGACCAAACTTGCAAGGATAGATATAGAAAGTCAATTCTGGCATATTAAAAAAGGCGATGGTATGAAAGCTCCAGCTCCAAGTATGAATTGGCTACGAAAAGCGGCAAGCAACAGAACCCCGTTACGTTTTGTAGCCGGAAAATTCGTTAATATGCTGGTATTAATAGATAATTTTGAAAACACCATTAAAGCAGGCGAAGAGCGTGACCGCTATTATAAGATAAGTTTAGTGCAATACAAGCCGATAAAATCCGTAATCATGAAAAATAAAAACCCCGCTAATAGCGGTAAAAAAAACGCGAAACCCCGTAAAAGCCCAAACCCAACATTAAATACATTAAAAAAAGGGATGTGGGTATGGTTTAAAGGCGGTA